CCCTGAATCTTGCGCGTGTGGGTCACCAGATTTTTGCCGCACACAAGCACATGACGGCATCGTACGCCTGCACTGTGACAGCTTGCAATTCCTTTGACCTGGCGCATTGAGTTAGCCCCTCAGCGTGGCCCTATTTGCTGCGTCTTTTTATCCGTAACATTCAGCGTTTTTCCCTTGCTATTGCTACACTTTTCCCATGACCTGCGCGTGGTGTGCTGCTCCGTTTGCTGGTCGAGCTGACGCGCGTTTCTGCTCGGCGCGTTGCCGTGTTGCTGCTAACCGCATGGCCTTGCCGGATCAGATGACTTCCATGCGGCGGTGGATTCGTCACCGCGCCAAGGTCCCTGTGACTGTGACTGGTGGCGCTGCGTCTAGCACGAACGCGCACACTTGGTCTGACTTCGCTACTGCGCAGGCGTCATCGGTTGGTGATGGTCTTGGCTTTGTGCTCGCTGGCGATGGCGTTGCCTGCATTGACTTGGATCACTGCATTGAGGACGGCACGCTGTCTGACTTTGCCTACGAGGTAGTGCGTGCGTGCCGTGGGACCTACATGGAGATTTCCCCCAGCGGCACTGGCTTGCACATCTTTGGCCTTGGTGACTTGCAGCGTGGCGTGCGTTCGCCTGGCTTTGAGGCGTATTCCTCAGGGCGCTACATGACTGTGACTGGTCGGCGTTTTCGCCGCGCTCCCCTGGTGCTGCACGACATATCACACGCGCTATCGCTTGGGCACTAGCACGCTGTCAGTCTTACTGCCTTCCCTGGTCAGTTTGATGACTGCTGGCGCGCTCTTGCCTCCGTAGGCTTTCAAGGCTTTGACTGCAATTGGCAACGCTGTGTCTTGCAATTTACTGACACGCTTGCCGCCTACCCACACCGTGACCATGCTGCCGTGGTTGCGGATCTCTGCTGGATAGCAACTGCGCTCACCATCGGCCTTCAGATCGGTCTTGTCGCACCACAGGTCGTAGGTCAGGTCATCTTCACGCAGGATCGTGCCTTTCGGCAGACCCATGTGCTCGATTGCTTCAATCAGATCCATTGGCTCAACGCTTGGTTGAGCGGTCAATTTGCTTAGCCACCCCATGTCTCCACTGTACGTCCTGCGACCCTTGGAGTCACTATGAAATCTGCGCTCATTGCTGTGTTGTCCGTTTTGTTCTCTGCTGCCTTGGTTGCCCCTTCTGGCGCTATTGACTGCGATTCGTACAAATCGGTCAAGAAACAGGCAAAGTGTTGGAAGGCCGCTGCCCAATCTGTGCCTACTGTTCAGGCTGTGCCTGGTCCTGTTGGCGCTGTTGGCCCTGCTGGTGAGCGTGGCCCTGTCGGGCCTGCTGGCCCTAAGGGTGACAAGGGTGACGCTGGCCCCAAGGGTGAGACTGGTGCGATTGGCCCTGCTGGCGCTGATGGTGCGGCAGGTGCAACGGGCGCGGCTGGCCCTGGCTTTGCGTCTGGCTCTTTGGTGCTGATGCGCGATGCCTGTCCTAGCGGTATGAGTCTTGTCGGCACGCAGAATGAGTGGGCGCTTTATAACGTCAATACTGCTGGCAGGCCGTGGTCAGGCTCTCCATGGTCGCAGCTTTTCGTCTCTCTTTGTCAGGTGAACTAGATGCCAGGTCGAGGTCCAGCCCCTAAGCGTGAACGCTCGCGCCCCAATGACACCGCGCGCCGTGAATCGGAGTTTGTGAAGGTGTCCGATGACGGGCAGGTGCGTGGCCCTGATCTTCCTGAGGGTCCAGCGTGGCATGAGCGAACTGCAGCTTGGTGGCATACCTGGCGAACTTCGCCAATCTCGCAGACGTTCACCAGCACTGATTGGGACTTCCTGCTTGACACTGCGCTGCTTCACAATGAGTTGTGGGCTGGCAATCCTGGCGTGGCTGCTGAGTTGCGGCTGCGCGTTGCCAAGTTCGGCGCATCACCTGAGGATCGCTTGCGCTTGAAGATTGATATTGAGTCCGAGGTGCAAGAGGCTCCCACGCAGCCAAAGGTCAGCGCAGATCGCAAGGCGCGCCTGGTGGCTGTGGTCAATGCGTAGTCTTGGCTTCGCACTGCTCGACTGGATTGAGACTTATCTAATCCATGGCCCTGGTGACATTGAGGGCCAGGCTATTGCACTCGATGATGAGTTCGCTTCATTCATTCTGCGCTGTTACGAGGTTGATGCTGACGGCAAGCGCGCTATCCGGAGGGCTGTGATCTCGCGGCCTAAGGGTCGAGCAAAGTCTGAGCTCGCTGCGTTCCTTGCTGTGGCTGAGGCAATCGGTCCCGTTCGGTTCTCGCACTTCGCCAAGGCTGGTGAAGTGTCTGCCTGGGGCTACGCATATGACGAGGGTGAGCCTGTCGGCAAGCCTGTCACGCGCCCTGAGGTGCTGTGCTTTGCTACTGAGTACGGACAGGCAGGCAACACCTATGACGCAGTGCGGTTCATCTGCTCAACGTCGGAGAAGTTGCGCGCTGATTACCCTGGCATTGACGTTGGCTTGACGCGCATCATCTTGCCTCAAGGCGGTCAGATCACACCTGAGTCTGCTGCTGATTCTTCCAAGGACGGCGGCAAGTCCACGTTTGTTGTGTTCGATGAAACGCACCTGTGGGTGCTGCCAAGGCTCAAGCGGCTGCACCAAGTCGTGCTGCGTAACTTGCTCAAGCGCAAGATCGCATCTGGCTGGGCGCTAGAAACCACAACGATGTACGCGCCAGGTGAAGGCTCCGTTGCTGAGGGCACGCACGAATACGCCAAGGCAGTCATTGAGGGTCGCACCGCTGACGCCGGCCTTTTGTTTGACCATCGCCAGGCTGCACCTAAGTGGGACGCTACAAAGAAGCGTGACCGTGTTGCTGGCTTGCAAGAGGTCTATGGCCCAGCTTCGGATTGGCTAGACCTTGCTGCGATTGCCGATTCCTACGACGATCCACAGACCTCACCTGCTGAGTGGGAGCGCTACTGGTTCAACCGCCCTGTATCTATTCAGGGTCAATGGTTGCCGCAGTTGGCGTGGGACGAGTGCGCGCAGTCTCGTGAGATACCTGACGGCACGCGCGTAGTGCTGGGCCTTGACGGTTCATACTCTCGTGACTCAACAGTAATCGCCGCTGTATCAGTTGAGCAGTTTCCACACTTGCAGATCGCTGGCGCGTGGGAGCGTCCACCTGGGGAAACTGAGTGGACTGTGCCAATCCTTGACGTTGAGGAAGCCATTAGGACAGCGTGCCTACGCTGGCAGGTTGTCGAGATCACCGCTGACCCTCACCTGTGGGCTAGGTCATTGGAGATCCTGGCTGCCGAGGGTTTGCCTGTTACTGAGTTCCCCCAGTCAGCAGCGCGCATGACACCTGCCACGCAGCGCTTCACCACCATGGTGCTTGAGCGTCAAATGTCGCACAGCAATGACGCGGTACTAACGCGGCACGTTAGTAATGCCGTGCTGAAGTCTGATGCACGAGGCGTGCGGATTTACAAAGAGACAAAGAACAGCCCACGCAAGATTGATGCTGCGGTTGCTTCCATCATGGGCTTGGAACGCGCCATGACTTACCAAGAACAGCCGATACAGGCTGAACCATTTTTCATTGCTTAGGAGTTTCCATGGGCGGCTTGCTGCAAGTTTTCGGCCTGGTGTGTGTTGTCACCGGAGCCGCCCTCATTGCACCTGCGGCTGGTTTCATCGTGGGCGGTATCGCGCTGACGGTGCTGGGTCTGGCTGTTGAGTCAGTCGGGAAGGGCCGCTGATGCTTGGTCGTTTGTTGGGTCTTGGGTCCGAGGCGCGCGCAGTCTCGTATCAATCGCTGTTTGCCTCTGGTGCTGACTGGTCATACCTGACGCCTAGTGGTGTGCCGATGGATCAGACCAAGGCGCTGAAGGTGTCTGCGGTGTATGCCGCTGTGCGGTTGCTGTCGGACACAATCAGCACGCTGCCTGTGGACACGTTTGTGCGTATTGATGGTCAGCGTGTTCCCTATCGTCCTCGCCCTGAGTGGGTGTACCAGCCTGACATCGGGACCAGCAAAGACGAGTTCTTGCAGCAGATCATGGTGTCATTGCTGCTTGACGGCAATGCTTTTGTGCGCGTCTATCGCGCAACGTCAGGCCCAAACTCTGGCTTGCCGACCGCACTCGTGGTGCTTGACCCGACCATGGTCGAGGTACGCCGCAATCGTGACGGCTTCATTGAATACCTGCATAACAATCGCACGGTCATTGACCGCCAGGACATGCTGCACATCACGGAGCTGAAGAAGCCTGGCGCGCTGCGTGGCATCAGTCGCATTGAGGAACTGAAAGACACTCTGGGTATGGCGCAGGCTTTGACTGAGTTTGCTGCGCGGTTCTTTGGTCAAGGCTCTGTCACTAGCGGCATCATTGAAACTCCAGCCATGATCGGTCGTGAGCAGGCACTTGAACTCAAGACCACCTTTGAGGCAACGCATCGAGGCGTGGACAAATCTCACCGCGTCGGCGTGCTCGGCGGCGGTTCTAAGTTTGTCAAGACTGGTGTAAATCCTGATGAGGCTCAAATGCTTGAGTCTCGCCAGTTCGCGGTTGAGGAAGTGGCGCGCATCTTCCGTATTCCGCCGCACATGCTCCAGGTGACTACCCCTGGCGCGATGTCTTACGCATCAGTTGAGCAAAACGCTATTCAGTTCAGCCAATACACACTGCGGCCTTACATCTCCAAGATTGAGACCGCGCTGACCTCGCTACTGCCTGGTGACGCCTTTTACCGCATCAACCTTGACGGCTTGCTGCGTGGCGACTTCCAGACGCGCATGGGTGGTTACAGCACCGCCGTGCAAATGGGCGCTTTCAGCATCAATGATGTGCGACGCCTTGAGGATCTGTCACCTGTTGATGGTGGAGACGAACACCGCGTGCCTTTGGCTAACGTTAATGTGACCGCAGCAAACCTGACCGAGCAGGAAAAGC